AAGTAATCATTACCGTAAGTACCCCATTTTGTTTTTCCTTCTTTAATGGTTAATAACGCTTTATTACTATCGTCCTTAGACAATAACTCGTTGGTTCTTTCTAAGACCCAATCTGTTGTTTTTGGTTCCTTTTTCAACTCTGGAAACAGCTTAAGTACTTTTATTTCCCCTATGTTTTCTAACCCAGATATGTTATCTGAAGAATCCCCAGCCAGCATTTTGATTACACCCACGTTTTTGTAATGGTAATCAAAATAATTAGTAAAATTATCCTGATTGATGATGGCCTTTTTGTTTGAAAGGTAAACTTTAGTGTCGTCAGATATTAGTTGTAGTAGATCTCTATCATTTGTGAAGATCAACTTATTCTCATTAGGTGAGTTCCTTACATAATACGCTATACCATCGTCAGCCTCACATCCATCAATCTCGACTTGTCTTATAAACAATTCCTCGAGATATTGTTTTACTCTAATTCTTTGTCGATCAAGGTCATGTTTTTGGTTTTCATCCTCAACTTTATCCTCTCTATTCTTTTTATAGTTTGGATAATAACACTGTCGATAAAGTTTAGAATCTTTCCCTTCCCAAAACACAACAACTTTCGTAATACCAAAATCCTGGTAAAATCGTTTTATTGTGTTTATGAAATGGAATATAGTGCCAACACTACCGTGTTTCATTTGGACTTGTTTGGCACCATAAAATCCCTGTTTCAATAAACCTTCGCCGTCGATCAATAAGGTATTAATCTTCGTAATCGATTTTGGCTTCGTCTTGAACTTCATATTCTTCTAAAATAAAATTAGTATCTCCAAGTCTTTCTGACCAATAGTCTTTTGTCTCGTTTTTGTATCTGTTAAGAGCCGCCTTGTTATCACGTTTATCATCTGTGATGAATCCGTGTGGTGTAACTATGATTCTTGAGTCAGCGTAACCAAGACCGTTGATGTGGTTTTTATCAACTGTAACCTTTGTTTTAGTTGCAAAGTTAATAGTTCTACCATTACTTGTCGCATCGATTTTAGAGATACCAGCATTTGCTTCATTACCAAAACGGAATACTAAAGTTGAACACTGGTAGATAGCTTCACCACCTTTAGGTTTAATCTTTGGTTTACCCATTGGTGAATCTGGTAAGGCAACCCATGGTAAGTTGCATATTACGATACCGTTGGTATACTTTGATGTTTCCTTACGGCTGTTGTTGATCTTCTGGTTTAAACCCATATTAAACTTCTCAGCTAATACACGAGCGGTGTGTTGTGTACCACCCTTACCTTGCCAAGTCATTTCGCATGGTACCGAACCAACGGAATCCCAGAAGAAACAAATATCATATGGTATTTCACCCTTATCCTGTTTAGCCAGGCAATCGTTAATGTAATCTGTTACTTGTTCAACGTAATTGAAATCATCACGATAGAAGAAGAAACCATCCCATTCACCAGTGTCTTCATTCTTTTCGCATTGGAGGCCCATTAATTTACAGTGATCAAAAGACCATTTCTTTTCTGTAACCAGGAAGATTGGTAAAATACCCTGTTTTTGCGCATCTACCGATGCCGCTATTAATGCTGATGTCTTTCCTGCGTTTGAGTGACCTAATAACATGTTAACGTGTCCCATTGCTGGGCCTGGTAAACCAGACGCTTCTAAGAAAGCTTCACCACATGATAAAAATTGATCGGGTTTATACTTTGTTGACGTACTCATTTTTGCTTTGAGTGCATTAAAATCAAATTCTTTTTTTGCTACACCTTTTTTTGGCTTTTTTTCTTCATTGGCACCGTTTTCAGATGTATTCGTTTCTTTAGACATATTTGTTGTGTTGTGTTTTAAAAGAAATGGGTATCCCCTTTGACTTATTACGGTCATCAAAGATACCCATATGTTATTGTAAATTAAAATGGTAAATCATCCAACGACAAAGAAACTGGTTCTTCGTTGTCATGATCCTCAACGTTTGTATTTGTTGGGGCTTGGTAATTAGTTTTAGATGGTTCTCTTACCGCTGGTGTTGAGACATGATTGTCTTCTGACTTAGCTACAAACTTCTTAGCTTCTGAATCCCACATTGGCTCACAACCTTGTGCTACAATACGAAGATACTCAATTGGTTTCTTCTTGTACACGTCTCTCCATGTTGTCTTGTCATTCAACCAAGCATTTGCTTGATTTTCGTCTGTGCTTACTGGTGACGGATCGTCAACCATTATTTGAGATACTTTCGTGAATCCTTTAGATACGTCACGAACTGTTGTGATGGCGATATCACGACCCATATTGTCTGGTCTCCAAATAGCACCACTACCTGGGTTCTTGTCGTCAAGACGCTTCATCAATGGAATTAATTTATCCATGATACCTGAACCGTCGCCAACTTTGTTAAATCTCCAGAATTTTGGCCCTTCGTGTTCCTTACCACGTTCGATACCTCTTACGATGTAAAAGTCACGGGATCTGTAATTGTTTGATAACGCTTTGTCATCTTTATCACCGCTCTTAACAAGAATTTTGTACATGTCGTTAAGTGGTGACTCTTCCCCATCCTGTGCTGAATCATAAAGCTTCTGCCATTTCTTACCTATCTTAAGGTTGTGGAATTTAACCAATGCAAAATAAGTAAACGGATCGTCCGCTGTTAAAGGTAAAATTCTGAATACCTTTTCTTCTGTGTTAACCCCATCCGCTAAAGCCAAAGTAAAATACTTTGTAAGGTCAACTTCATTTTTCGCCGTAGTTGTTACGGTCTTCGCTTTTTCGTAGTCGGCCAGTGTAGTTTGTACGGCCTTGTTCCAATCAATGTTTTTGTAATCCATAAATACGTTAATTTTTATGTTACAATAGTAAGCATGATTGTTCAAAAAGTCAAGAAAAAACTGGTATTTTTTTTTATGGTAGTTACGAGAACATGGTATTACCAAATAAGTTCTTGTATCGTTTTACGCCAAAAACTAATATACCTATATATGGTGCAGGGGCTGGTGTTGTTGTATTTCTTTCAACACTCCTAACACTGATTGAAGATATTGACGTATCCACCTTACCAATCATAGAAAATGTTAGACCAGTAACCCCATTAATATCTAAGGTTACCGTATCATTTGTGTTACCTAATGTAATAAATGATTGATAGTTTATTGAATAACCAGTGGTTTCCACTGGTGTAAGAGCGGTATCCCCAGTTGTTATTCTTGTTAATACTAATTCTTGTTGATAATGTGGCATAATATATATTACATATTTTTAAATGGATTATCTTGCGGTGAGTAGAAGCTATCTTTCACTTCGCCGTCATTATAATTCGACATAATTGTTTTCATCATAGACATCTTTGGATCTTTCTCCATATCTGTCTGGGTTTTTTCACCTTTTCCTTTTGAATAGTCATCCAGTGTTACGCTAAAAGGATATGAATCTTTTGCCACGGATTTTCTTCTTTCGGTTTCGGTTGGTGGTCTCATTAATTCGACCTGTTTTGCTAAATCTTGCATTTTATTAATTAATGAATCCATTTTAGTTACGTTATTTTGAATAGCGTCTACACGACTCATTAAATTATTAAATTGCTGGGTTGATTGATCCACCTTAGATAATACATCTTGAACCTTCATTTTAAGCTCATTAGTACCATTTACAAGCTCAGTGACATCAACCTCTGTGGTATCATTTTCAGTGTCCATTTCGGCCCCAGCATCCATGCCAGTATCATTCATATCAACATTATCCATGCCACCTTCTGGTTCTTCCGTATCCGCAACATTTCCAGTATCTAATGGTTCATTAGGCACACCAGTTTCATCCGTTGGATTATTTGGGTCAATACCTGTTAGTTCATCACTATTCATATCATCAGTTGGTTCAGAAGTGGGTTCTTGTACTGGTGGTGGTGTATTAGGATCTTCCTCGGCTTCTGGAAGATGTTGATGAAAATAGTATTGTCCTTCCTTAATTAAATTATCTTGATAGGATACTATTTGGCGAAAACGGCCAAGTTCTTTTGATAATGCCTCATTTAGCTTTTTGCTCATATTATCTAATAAAATTTCTATTTGAATTACTTATTGGTCTGTCTTCTCTTAATAATTCTCTACCGTCTTCGAGAACTAATTTCTTTTCGATGATTGTTCTTTCAATTAAACCGTCCTTGCTCTTAATATAGCAAACACCAGTCTTTAAATCACATACTTCTTG